CTCATTCCCTCTCCTTTGCATCATAAACTTCGCGATCTGGAGACACTCGACAGAGTTGTCAACAGGTGAAGCTTGTGATGGAAAGGGGAAGGGTGGAGAAGCTGATCATGTGTTGATCAATGGAGACGATATCGGATTCGCGGCCACACCAGAACAGTACGAGTCGTGGAAGTCCTTAGTTCCAGGTGTCGGGCTTAAGCCGAGTGCTGGGAAGAACTATTTTACCGAAAGATTCCTTATGCTGAATTCGAGACTTTATGTTTTTGATTCTGATAAGAAGTGTTTAGTTAAGGTAGATTTTCTCAACCTTCGTCTTTTGCGCAATCCTGAGGAGGAGTGTTTCCTGAGTAATCTGGAATCACTTGGTAGGATGCACGACGATTTTGTAGAGGGCGGAAGGGTTAAGGGTGTTACGTCGGGTGTTTTCATTTCCTCTCACAAGGAGATGTTGAAAACCAGTTGGCGTAACCTCTTTGGACCCAGAGAATTGGGGGGTGTCGGTGCGACTCCAGTTCGTGGCTCAGTGGCTCTTTCGATGGAGGGATATTCAGTTCGGCAACTTATAATCGCCAAACTCCTCCACGAGTCTAAAGTCAAGATGTATCCATCCGGTTTGATAAACCGGTACGATACGTTCCAGGACCAGTACATTAAGAAACTGTTCCCGGACGTCTTTAGATCAGACTCTCATGAATTTGAGATTCTGTCCACAGAGTACGAGTTGGAGGATGTGACCGAGATAGTCGGGGAGGCCAAAGTGTCCTTCCTCGATATGGTTTCTTGGTTAGCCCCACGTGCTGACAGGCCTAGGCCCACACGCGTGATGGACAACCGGATGAAGACGCTTTACCGTGAGTCCCTCGATAAGAGGGGACTTAAGCAGGCAATGTTGCCTGTTGAGCTCTATCTTGAAGCTCGTGGTGAAGTCTGCTTGTACCGGCTACTGGGAAAGCTTTTCGAGGGGATATACATTTAGGCCCCAAAGAGAGATGTGGCGTAACGGAGGGGACACTACTTGCACTCAACTGACACCAGCCCTTTTTGGGTGGTTGGTCCGAGGTGCTTGTCCGTTGTTACGTCGTTGATGGGTTTTCTTCTTATCGTTTAGAGATCTTTTACTATTTTTTTAGTAGGGTTTTCTTTGCGCTTGGAGGATTTAAAATGGGTTATCAACCCTGCCAATCC